TTTATTTGTGTTGTTTTTTTGTGATGGTTTGGTAATATGGTAGTGTGACGTAAAATCAGGGTAATGCATGATGACTTAGTAGCTAGCAATCGCAAGCAAACGGTTATCCCAGGTATCGTGTACCGATACAGCAACCCTGGTGGTCACTTGTGTGTAGCTGGTGTAATACAAAATGGAAAAGGAACAAAATGAATTGTAATAATTTTAGATTAATGAAAAGATTAGATAGGTTATTAATTGCTTTGGATAATTCTACAAGAGATAAAGACTTTCCTTATTATGGCTTTGTGGAAGAGGCCAGATGCTTGAGCAAAAAAATAATCTTGAGGGAAAAAGCTAATAGTGAACTAGGGGAAAAGCTATGTAGTAAGCTTCCCTTGTCCCAGCGGATAGTATCTCTACCTTTGTCGGATCGCATTGCTAGGTAGTAAATAATAATTTGTTTGACATGTGATTAGAAATGAGGAACAATAGGATTGTTCTTTTTTGTTTTATCTTTTGTTTCTCTTTTTCTTCTTTTTCCTGTCACTAGATGACAGCGTACTTCGTGTTTTTCACGGGGGCGGGGGGGCTTGCTCTTCTGATTTCTCTTTATTTTCTGTTTTGTTTTTTCTTGGGTGCAAATCCAATCCATATATCTATATAGAAGTCCTTAAAATCAATAAAATCGTAAACAATTACAGATAAAAATATATTTTGGTCGATTTATTTTCTTGTTTTTTATTTTTGCCCTCTTGTTTTTCTGTTTTCCCTTGATTTTTCCTATGTTTTTTGGTAATATTACATTTTAATTAAAAATTTGGTGGGGAAATGAAGAAATTTTTTAAATATCTGTGTTTTAAACCAGTGTTCCTTGTTTTTTTTATTTTGGTGGCTTGCTTTTATGTTTCTGGTTGCGCTGTTGGTTCTGCTACGGCTGCTTATGCCGTAAGAGCCGGTACTGCGGACGACCTTAGTACCAAAGCAAGACAATCCATTATTGAAGAAGCTGTTGCCAGGTGTAAGAAATGAGATGTTTATGTTAGAGATCGCTAAAAAGGCTTTTATTTTGAACCTTGGCGAATTAGAAGGGTTTACCAATAGCCTGTGGGATAAGGGTCTTTTTTATATTGATAAAGGAACAAATAAATTAAAATTTGAATTGAAATTTAGAATTTTGGAGAATGATATGCCAGCAAAAAGCAAGAGACAACAACAGGCAATGGCCATTGCTGAACACGAACCAAAGAAGCTATACAAGCGTAATAAAGGACTTAAGAAGATGAGCAAGTCACAGCTTCATGATTATGCTGCTACTAAAACCAAGGGATTGCCAAAGAAGGTAAAGAAAAAATAATGGGCAAATTAACTCTCAGTGGAAGCCGGATCCTTCCAAGAAAGTTAATGGGCTAACAAATTATAAACTCTTGTTAGCCCATCCCGCCAAACAAAAATGGGGTGTAATATGAAAGTGTCTAAAGATTTAAAAAAGGGTGTTAAGGTTGAATCAGAGCACACAAAGGGACGTAAGTTTGCGGAAAAGAAGGCTAGCAAGACCAAGAAAGACATGGCTACCAAAATAGCCAAAGATCATGAGCTTGAATTTAAAGGAAAGGGATATTACAAAGAGTTGTCAAAAATGGAAGAAAAATTAAAAAACAAAAAGAAGGTGAAAAAATGAACAAGTGTCCAACGTGTTTAGGCAAGGGTAGCTTCTTTGGTTTGGGAATGATAGAGCATAAGTGTGATTTATGTTGTGGAACCGGCTTGATAGAGGATGTAGAGCCGGCAATGTGTCACCAAACTGAAAAAAAACCAATAATCAATGATGGTCTTGAGATAGCCAAGGAACCCCTTACTCGTAGCGAAAAGATGAAAGCTGCCTGGGTTAAACGTAAGGCAAAAAACAAAGATGATTAAAGAAAAATCAATCAACGTAAAAGATAGTATTTTATCTACAGAGAATAATCTTCCAACAATGGTTTTCAATAAAATAAATTCTATCTATCAAAAAAAAGAAATACAGGAGGTGGAATTAGATTTTAATTTTAAACTTGGAAAGCTTAAGATGTTGATTGACGAACTTTTACCTGACGATCTAGGATCAAGGTTGAAAAGTAGTTTGACTAACTATAAATTGCGTAATTGTTTAACAAGGGATATTGCTACGGCTTTATCTGCTATTGCTGAATCAAATAGAATGCAAGGGCACTATAGTGCGGATAAGCACTTAACAACTAATGTAAACATGGATCTTGATTTAGAGCACGCTAAGCAGGTTATGCAAGATTTGATTAAACAACATAAAAAGGATTATTGATGTGCAAATACCTAACGACATGTTGGAACTAAAAGCCAAATGCCTAGGTAGTTTGTTGTTTTTTACTGAAACATTTTTTAAATTAAGAACAGGAAGAAATTTTAAGATATCGCAACCGAATGGCAGAGAATCTCACCATATTCAAATATGTAGAGAGTTAACTAAGGTTTTTGATGGTAAGTTAAATAATTTGAATATTAATATCGCACCACGTTACGGAAAATCGGAATTGCTGATTCACTTTGTTGCCTGGGCAATGGCAAACTATCCTGATTCTAATTTTATCTATTCAAGTTATTCGCATTTTCTTGCGACAAAGGCTACACAAACTATCAGGGAAATAATATCATTACCATACTATAAAAAAATGTTCGGTATTTCACTCTCTGATAGTTCGTCTGCCAAAGATAATTTTATAAATAGTCATGGTGGAACAGTATTCGCCGCCGGTACTGGCGGAACAATAACAGGTTTCGGTGCTGGAATTAAGGGGGTTAATGACAGGTTTGGCGGATGTTTTATTGTAGACGACTCTTTGAAGCCAGACGAAGCAACTAGCGATACTGTACGTAATGGTGTTATTGACTGGTGGTTTAATACTGCGCAGAGTCGATTGAATAACGGAAATAAAACTCCAGTTATTCATATCGGGCAAAGAGTACACGAGGCAGATTTACCGGCCAAATTTAAAACCATGGATGGATGGGATCATCTAATTTTAGAGTCTTTGGATTCTTCCGGAAACGAATTAGACCCAGAAATGCATACAAGATTAGAATTGCTCAAGATGAAAGAGCAAGAGCCGTATGTTTTTTCTGCGCAGCATCAGCAAGATCCTCAACCTGCTGGTGGTGGTATTTTCAAACCAGAATGGTTTGTTTTGAATGACGAAGATCCAGAACTATTAATGACTTTTATTACTGCCGATACTGCAGAAACAGAAAAAACTTATAATGATCCAACGGTTTTTAGTTTTTGGGGGCTGTATAAAATAAAACAGTTTGGTATTGAAGTAGATATTTATGCTTTACAGTGGATTGATTGTAATCAAATATGGGTTGAGCCGAGGGAATTACAAAATGAGTTTATGGCTTTTTATGCGTTGTGCATGAGACATAAGGTAAAACCTAAAATTGCTGCAATTGAGAAAAAAAGTAGTGGTAGTACTTTATGCTCTGTTTTAAAAGATATGCAAGGATTGCAGATAATAGAGATTGATAGAACGATTGCTAGCGGTAGGAAGGCGGATAGATATTTAGCTATACAAACTTACGTGAGCACTAAAAGAATAAGCTTACCAAGGAATGGAAAACACACTCAAATGGTTGTTGATCACATGAAAAAGATAACTGCAAATATGTCGCACAGACATGATGACGTTTGTGATACAGCAGAGATGGCTATTAAATTAGCACTGATTGATAAGACAATAGGTTTTAGTTTTAGAAACAAAGAGAATCAGATAAAATCTGATACAATGGTTAAAAATATTTTATACAAACAAAAAGACCTAACGCAGCAAAGACGAAAAGCTATGTGGGGATAAATAACGGGGGTTTTATGGAATTACCAGGAAAAAAGATACAAGATGCTTTACCAAGAATTAGAGAATCAGTAGAGAAAAGTTGGTCATATTTTAAAGATAATTATAAGCGTTACAACCATAACAAAAAGTTTGTTTTTGTAACAACACTAGGGACAACCGAAGAAAATAATCTTGCCGATATTGCAGTGCCACCGATAGAGTGTAATTTATTAGAGGCGTTTATTTCTCGTCTTCGCGGTGAGTTTTCAAAACAAGAGCCATCAATTGAAATAACTCCGGCTAATAATTCTAAGGTTGACTCTGGTACGATTGATATTATAGAGGGGCACACTAGGGCAATGGAATCAGAGGCCAGGGCAAACGGAACAGCTTACGAAGTTTATACTGATCTTTTGGGTGGTGGTTTTTCTGTTCTTAAGTTGTGGACTGAATACGAAAACGATAATAGTTTTGATCAATGTATAAAGTTTGGTAGAGCGTATGATCCTACTCTGTGCGGATTTGATCCATTAGCAAGAAAGCATCACAAAGGGGACGGTAGATATTCTTTTGAATTGTTTCCCAAAACAAAATTAGAGTTTGAAGAAGAGTATCCCGACATTGAATTAGATGGATTAGACTTTACAAGACAGCCTGAAGTAGAAGGCTTTAATTGGTGTTATTCAAACAACAAAGAAGACATTATTTTGATTTGTGATTTTTACGAAAAGAA